CAACAGCCTGAGAAGCTGTCTCAGAGCCTTTCTGAGTGTGTTCTTGGATCAATGCTTTTAACCTCTCTGCCCCCATACGGGGGTGAAACTCAATACCTAGTTCTCTTGCTTGACGCTTAAGTGCCCTTTCTTCAGGCGTATGTGATCTACCTTCCATATGACTTAACCATAAAACATTCTATCTTCACCAACAGTAAAAGGTTCTCTACAACCTCTCATATTTTTAGGAGATTTTGTATCTTTAACCTTTTTAGGATTAGAAGGTTTCTTTGGTTTAGAATAAGACTTTTTCATGTTCTGTTATTACGAGTCTCAGTAGATTGGCCAGTCTTCATAAAACTTTTAGCTCTCTTCATGCCTCCCACTTTTTGCTTACCCTTACCAGGAGACATATAAGTAGGAGCCTTTACTTTAGAAGACTTTCCTTGGCTTTTACCAGGAGGAGAGGTATAGAACTTTTGGGCGTTACGCATTGTTAATTACCTTTTTTAACGGTTAAGGGGGGCTAAGCCCCCCAGTTAGTCTTACATCTGAGCAACAGTCTTGATAAGAGCAAGCCGTTCAGGTCTTAGAACCATCATTCCATACCACCATTTGATGCTATAGAACCCGGTCTCACCATAAGGATCAAAGCGGTCTGCAATTTCCTTACCTGGCTTCTTGTGAGTAATACGGAACTTCACAGTACTACCGTCGGTTTGGAAACCGATAGTAGTAAAAGAACCATCTCCTACTACAAGCATTGGGTAGACGTTGTACTTGTTTGCACCGGCTGCATCAGTAGACCAGTAGCAAACTTCGTCAGTAACGTCACCAACAGCAGCACCGGCAGCAGACCAGTGCATCATCTCAGGTACAACAATGACACGGAAATCGGCGATAGAACCATGCTCACCACGTGCTAGCTGAGTAGCAGCACCATATTGAGCAACTGGAATCCAAGCACGCTCACTATGGTAGTCAGTCATACGCATCAGCGTAGGAAGCAGCTCAGAGCCGATGTAGAGATAACGAGCAGCGTTAACTACTCGGGTATCAATCATCCGAGAACCGGTAATCAGGCGAGTGTTCTTCGGAGTACGGTTCTGGTCTAGCTCGATACCAAGCTTTACAAGGTCATCATAAGTAACAAGGTCACGAGCACCAGCACCAGCAGTACCGCCAGTTAAGGTAGCTGTGCTGGTAGCAGAGCCGGTATAACGAATAACACCTGCACCATTTAGAAGATCAATCTGAAGCTGGTCTTCAGTGATCTCATTAGCTGCTTTTACCGCTTCAGTAGTGATGTGCATCTCAAGTTCTGAATCATTATCAAAATCCAGAGAGTCTTGAGTGTACTCTTCAAAGAAACCAAACTTCTCAATGGTTCCTTCAATGGTCAGACGAGTCATACCTACACGGTTAACACGACCACCAGTTTCAGACAGTACAGGCAACTTACCAACAATAGTACCTACGTCCTTAGTAGAACCATACAGGTTGCCGTAGTTGTACTCTTCACCAGAAGTAGTGACTTCGATATACCAAAGAGCTGTATCACGGGCAGTAGGCGCAGTAACCGCACCAGAAGTAGTTTCCCAAGCAGCATAAGTAGCATCTGTATAACCAAACTTGCCATTCATAAAGGCAAGCACTTTACCTTCAGCAATACCAGTTGCTGCGGTGATAGCGCCGGCACTGTTAGTGCCATGCTGAGCTACACCTTCAAAGTAATATTTAGTACCACCTTCGCTATCTGGCGCTTGGGCCATATAAGTGACTTTGGCGTAAGTCTGGTTAACAGCAAAGTCTGCTGCTACAGATACACCATAAGCATCAATACCTTGATCATTAATATTACGATCATCAAGGATTGGCAGATAGTGGAACAGTTTAATAGTCTTACCAAAATGCTTAGGCATAGCCGTAGCATCGGCAAGCTGACCAAAGAACTGTTCTTTAGCAGCATCTACAAGAGCTTTCTTGTAGAAATATTCAGTATAAATTTGTGGACCAACACTGGAGTCAGTACCACCTGCGGGATCGTTATACATGTGACCTTGTGGGTCATCAAACGGAAGAGCGGCCATAATGATTACCTTAAATTAAACCAAAAAATTAAAAGTTACGCATAACGAGAGTTAAGTTTCTCAAATTCATCATCAGACATGCTGAGCGGATTAAATTTGGGGCTTTCACTCTTTTTCGGTGAACCTTTAGGAACCGCAGCAGCTTTCTTTTTAGCTTTGGTTACTTCAGGATCACGACGTTGTTGCGGCTTTTCAGATTTAGGTTCAGGTGTCAATTGGGAGCTGTCTCCGTTGACTTTTCTAAATAACTGATCCCCGACAATCTGGTATGCCTGCACAGTGGGAACACCAACTAAGTTCCCTAGCATCCTTTCTTTTTCAACTACATCCATAATTTGATCGTAAATACCATTACCCACTTGTTCATTAAGTTTTGCAATCAAATTTGGATGTTCCATAAGAACACTTCTACTTTGATCATCCCATTTATTTCCTATTTCATTTAATGTTTTAGTGTAACTATCAGTATGTTTGATAGAATCTAAAACATTATCTAATGTAAGTTCCTGTTCAGTAGGAGTATAAGAATTAGGAGAGTAATCACTCTCCGAATCTACATCTAAATCCATAGGATTTAGACTATGATCTTTAAGTAGCTTAGTTATAGCTTCTGGCTTACCCTTAGCTACTTCAATTAAATGATTTACTTTATTTGTATCTAAAAGTTCATTATTTTCTAAAGCTTTTAATACTTTAAGATGGGGCTTCATACCCTCCATCTTTTTAGAGTAATCAACTCCCATTTGCATAAGCTTTCTAGCTTCATCTACACTTTTTATTTTTATAGTTCTATCTGAAGCTTTAAAAGGAGTTAAAAGCTTTTCATATTCTGCTTTATAATCTACGGTGTTTCCAGAATCTACTACTGTTTCTTCAACAGTAGTTTCTTCTTCTGTTTCTTCACTTTCAGAAGATTCTTGTTGAAAGTAGTCTCTTTCTTGAGATTCTTCAACTTCTTCTTTAATATCTTCTACAGAAGATTCTTCTTCTTGCTGCTCTTCTTCGTGTTGTTCTTCTTCTTTTGGTTCTTCTTCTTCTTTTTGTTTAGCTGCAAATTCTTCTAAAGACATGTTAGATATGTCTTCATCAGACATACCTAAAATATCACTAGTTTCTTCTTCAGAAACTTTTTTAGGTTCTTGAGAAGAATCTTTTACAGTTTTTTCTAAATCTTCTGGAAACATAATAGTAGATTATTGTTCGTTATAAATTTCTTCTCTAGTTTGTTCGTAGCTAGGCATAGCTTGTTGAGCTTGTCTACCAAACATATAAATGCTATTAAGATATTGCCTAAACCAAGTAACACCCTTCATCATGTTTTGAAGTTGTTCTTGTTGCTTATCTTCTTGTAAAGCTGGTTCGCCTAGAGCACATACTAATCTTGATGCTTCTTTTTCAAAGTAACCTTCTTCAATAATATTTTTCCAATCTTTATTTTGTCTTAATCTATCTAAAGCTTCCATCCTTTCAACTTGTTCCTTAGCTTGGTCAATAGTTACTTCAATTTCTTTGATATCTTCTGCACTCATTGATTATTGCCTTGTGTTCTAGGTTTCAGTCTGTCACGTTCAACGTCTAAAGCCTTGTTTAAAAAAGTGTTTCTATCTTTTAACTGAGCTTCACGTTCTTTCATTGCCATGTTTGCTTGAGCTTGTGCTCCTTGTTTTTCTAGCTCCCTAGCATGTGCTCTTCCTGTTTGCTGATCTAAGAAATCTAGATCAAGTTTATCTGCTTGTCCAGTTAGATGTCTGGTTTTTGCTTGAGTTTCTTGTGCTTTAGCTATATCCAGCATTCCACCAGCTTTTTCGTTATGAGTTTCAGCTTTAAGCTTTTCTATTTCTGCTTGCAACTTCATCATTTCTAATTGTTGTAATTGTTGTTGCATAGGATCAGGTTGAGGCTTATATTCTCTAAATACTTTTTCTAGTTCAGGCATTTTCCTTAATCTAGCTATTTCAGCCATAATAATAGAAACCATAGAAGGTTCTATATTATTGCCCATAGTTTGTAGCATAAATGCCAGTTCTTGAGCTTTTACATTATCTGTTTCTGCTGAAGATATATCTAATATAAGATCAAACTTACCTACTAAGTTTTCTCTATTTATAAGTACATCTTCATCCGCAATTCGGATAATTTCTTGGTCAGACAAGAACTCTGCATTCATAGCAGCGATCTTGTAGCCTATTTGCTTCAGTCCTTCGGCAAGTCTTCTGAGGATGCCTATCTCACGCTTCGCAGCGGCGTCTAGAACGCCCCGTATGCCCGTTGCAACCTTCCCTAAGGAGTCACTATCCAGCCCCCCTTGGAAAGCCTTCACGCCCGTTAGAGACTCTGCCTCGGCCTGCTGAAGCTGTAGCATGAACTGAGCTGATACAGGTATCTCTGGGTATACATGATCTATATAGCCTGCTCTAGGATCTATTTGAGCATTAAATTCATAATCTTCCCCTGCCTCAAACTTTCTTCTATTAGTTATATCTAAAAAGTCTTTTCTAGTGCCCTTTTGACCAGCAGCAGATCTACCCATGATGTCTATCATTCCACGGGTAACTGCTCCTGCAATCTTTTGGTTTTCTTCTAATAGTTCGCCATCAGGCTCACCGTAGTTTTTACGTACCTTAGGTAAATATTGAACTAATACAAAAGGTAGTTTTTTATCAGGAAATGGATTTTCTTCCATTCTGATCATAGTTTCACCAACCCAAGTAGCAACAAAAGGCTCTACTTGTCCAGTGTCGTGAATATCCCAATAACCCCAATATTCCCAAGCTCTGATCTTTTTTCTCGGTTCATCCTTAAATTGGAAAGATTTGGTATCTTCACTAGGAGTATCTGGATCAGATAATACTGAATTTCTTTCTATATCTACATTCTCTAAATTTGTATATTTACCAGCTTTACGTAAGTCTGATATAGAGGTATCAAAACCAAAAATAATAAACTGTGCTCTGTCTAGATTTCCTTCACATGTAGGATCAATAATTACATCTTTGTAATCACATACTCTTAATGTAGGTTTATTTACTGTAGTTACTGTTTGTACTTCTGTAGTAGTGCCTACTTGTACAGGTCTTATAGGGGGTTGTCCCTGTTCAAGTAGCTCTAAAGATTCTGGGCCTTTAACCGCTTCAGGTCTAAATACAGGAATTTCTACTTCTCTTTCTTCTTCTTCAAATTCCCAACCCACTCTTACAATAACAGTGCCTTCATTAACTGCTACTCTAATATAATCATCAATAAACTTAACTCTATCAATCTCTGAATTAAATTGATAGTTTATTATTTGGCTATTTTGCTGTGCTGCTAAAACATCTTGGTGAGTTCTAGGTTTAGCTTTATATAAGTTTTCTTGGCTAAGAAAAGGTTCTGAAAGAGAAGC